AACTGAAGGAACAGAAATAAATCCACAATAAAAAAGACCCACCCGAAGGTGAGTCTTTCCAATATTCAGGCTCTCTTGGATCATCTTTAGGATCCCAGTAGAAGAACTTCATCTGGGATAATCGACAATGTTTAAGAGGCTTGATTTTCATTATTCTTCTGCTAATTTAGCAAAGTATGATAGTGCATCATCGTCTTCATCATTAGAACTAGATCTTGATGATGGTCTAGATGCAGCAGCAGTAACTAATTCTTCTGCTGAACCACGATCATTATCTTCATCAACAACTTCGGGGTCTTGACGAACTGTAGACTTATTACCAAGAACATAGTCTAAACGCTTCTTCAAATCTTCATAAGACTTGAACTGATCAGCAGCAACTAACTCAGCAAGTGAGTATTGCTTCTTCCATAGTCCTTCCATTGCTTCGTCATCTTTAAGAAGAGGACTGACAGCAGCGAACTCAGAAGAATCATAATTTCTATAACCAGCAACGTTCTTTGCCTTCAACTTGAAGTTAGCACCTTGCCAGAAATCAAATGGATCAATTGCTTCCTCATCCTCAAACTCAGGTTGCATTGCTGCAGTTAGTTTGTCAAAGATTTTCTTCCCATACTTGTATAAGAATACTTTACCTTCATTTTCAGGATTAGCAGGATCCTTTACAACATAGATGTTACTAATGTATGTAAGCTTACGCTTTTGCTTACGTGCAGTTTCTTTACCTGCATCTGTTCCATTGTTCCATAGAGTAGTATTAAACTCAGAAACTGGATCTTTCTGCCCTAAAGTAGTAAGGGAGTTTTCGATGTACCAACCACCAGGACCTTGGAAGGCATGGGAGTATAGTTTTACAAATGGTAAATCTTCACCAGCTGGTGCAGGTAGATAACGGATAACGGCATAACCATTACCTGATTTGTCACATTCTAATTTCCATAGACGGTCATCGCCATTACCGCCATTGTTATTCATTTTTTCGACTTCCTTCACAAGTTTTTGTGTAAGAGAGCCTAATTTTGATTGCTTTTTAAGATTAGCAAACGACATAGATTACCTCGGATTAATTTGGATTTAATTGGATTTGGTTTTATTATAGCAAAGAAACTCTCAATAGTCAACGACTTGTTTGAGTTTATCAATTGTTTTTGTCATGCCACTAAAGATAAGATTCATATCAGTCCCTGCAGGGAAACCCATTAATTGAACTGACTTTTCTAATTGTTCTTTCATTTTCATGGCATCTGGATCATCTGATAAAGACAATCTAGTGTACATAACTTTCTGCTTAGCTAAAAGAGTAGTTAATTTATCAACATGTTCAATTTGATCTTCACGTTCCATGCTACCAAAGGTTAGCATACTACCGTAAACCTCTTCTTGCAACTCATTGATTTCCTTCAACTCATTCCGAATTATTTCAGATTCGAAAAATTTACTCATTCACCCTCCGTAGTTTCAGTCTCAGATTCTACCTCACCACCATCAATTGGTGCTTCTTCAGCAGTTTCTTCAGCCTTACTAGATTCGATTTGTTGCAATACTTCGATTGCACCTTGAAGTCTGAGTGCAGTAGCACGTCCTACTTCTAATTGTTCTTGAACTTGAGTCAATTGATTTGTTAAGTTTTCAAGAACTGTAGCATTCTCAAGAGCCATTACTAATAACCTCCTTTAGGATCTTTTTGTAGTTAAATACATTAATATTTATGAAGGGAATATATTTTCTGATTTTAAGACTTACGGTTTCCCATACAGGATCCGTAAGTTTTGTATCAAAATCTTTTACGAAAGAAAAGACTTTTTCCAGTATCGTAAGCGTTTCTAGCGAAATCTCTCCACCCAGATATCTTTTTAGGATAACTGGATGTCCCTTCGAGCAATCGAATACTGTTTCTAATTCGTTCTCTGAGAGCAATTTCTCTGACTGTTCCTTGAATAAGTACGTCAAACTCTGTTTCCGTCTCATCCAATCGGCGTAATTTCTTTCGCCAGAATTGATAATTTCTCCAATCCATAAATTTTGTGGGTTGTCTGCAATTACGAAATTTGATAATAGAAAATCCAATACTTGTTGATCGGAATATTTTCTAGAGGTTTTTTCAAACCAATACTTATCCTTTCTTTTATTAAAGGATGTCATGGTTGCTCTTGACTTACCACCATATTTAAAAAAGTCATATTTAGGATTAGTAAAATGACTTTTCATTGAAAGATAAGTTCTATAGGTTTCAAATGGAGTCACTTTCATTAATCATCTCTAGAACCAAAGAAACTAGAGATACAATATCTTCCATAACCATCATAATAATCAGAGTCTTTTATCGACACTCTTTTTACTCCATGCTGAACCCAACTTGGCATAATTATAATGGAATTATTTTCACATGTCAACTCATAGTTATACTTTGGAAAAATTAATTCACCACCAATAAATCTTTTTGGTTCCTTATAAAAATAAGAAAATGCAAGAAAATGAAATATCCTATCTACATGTGCATCGTAACGATCACCTTCATGATAGTATCTTACTTTAGTAACATCATAGTTGCAATTTATAGACTCTCCACAACAGTCATGTATTTTACTAAATGGTTCAAGTATCTGCCTATCAAAAATTTTTCTATTTACAGTAAGAATATTAGAAATAATTCTATGATTATATTCAACATCTAAACACAATGCTTTTGCATCAGTATATCCTTCTATACCACCATAATCCTTAGGTGGTAAAAGTTTACCTGGTTTAGTTAAGAACTTAATTTCTTCCCAAATTAAATCAAGTTCCTTTTTATTATAAAAATTCTCAATAATCAAATGAGGAAAAGGACTCGAAAGTACTCTTGCACTCAATTCTTCCTTCATAAAGGCAATTTTGCTCTAGATGTTTTTTTCATAAAGTTAAGACGAATGGCATCCCATTTAAGTCTTTCTTTAAGTGGTTTTGAAATTAACTTTGTAATAGATTCTATCTCTAAACTATTTGTATCACAATAATGCAATATTGCATCAATATAGTTTAAATCCTCCTCTGCTACAATTTTTTCTATTTCTATGGCAAACTTTTGAGGTGTTAGAAATTTACTCTCAATTACCTTTTCTAACTCTTTACTAGGTTCCATAGATTTCAAGTTTATCGTTAACAAATTTTCTAATATATTTGCTGAGAAGTTTGATGTATTTTGCTTTGTTTTTTTCTTCATAGATGACACACTCTCCATTTTCACAAGCCATGATAATTACTAATTTTTTGACAGATATTCCTGTTAATTCATATAACATACATCCATATGCCATACACTGAACAAAATAATGTTCTACCCAATCTCTTGGTTTAGGTTTCTTTGATGTTTTAAAATCTATTATCGCTAACTCGCCATCATACTCTGCAATACAATCAACAGTTCCAGCAATACCTAATTCTTTACTATATAGCGACCCTTCCAGAGCATGAATATTGTCTATCTTATTCAATTTACCCTTCGCTATTTTAAAGAGAAAGTCTGATATAGGTGGAACTTCAGGAAGTTCTTCATTCTTCAAATAATTCTCAGTAAGAGTGTGCATATCAGTACCACGTTTGGTTGCTGCCTTAGTGATTCTTTCTGCTTCCTCATTACCCACCCTTTTTCGCCAATTAACAAAGATTTCTTTATTAAAATGACTAGTAATAGAAGTAATAGAAACTAACTTAAGTAATTCCTCTTCGTCTGGAACAGAATAATAACGAACTCCATCTACAGTCTCCCTTGATAATTTAGGGAGATTCACATCAACATGATTAAACATTACATACCTGCTTCTAACTTAGCAATAAGGTATTCTTTAACAAGTCCAGAACGAACGATATCATCAATACCAAATTCTATCATTTCAAAAGATGGCATCGCACGAATTACTTTCATAAAGTCAACAATACCATTTCTCTCATTGGTTTTTGTAAGATCGGATTGAGATGCATCACCACAAAATACAATCTTAGTGTTTTCACCAACTCTGGTTATTATACTATCTAATTCATGAAAATTCAAATTTTGAAATTCATCAACAATAATAATAGCATCATCTAAAGTAGTTCCTCTTAAGAATGAGGTACTCCAAAACTTAATAGTTTCTTGTGCTCTAAGATTACCATAAAGCATCTCAAAGTCTGCATCAGATGGCATCTGAAACATATACTTTACCATATGCTTATATGGTATCTGATAATATGAAGACTTATCTTCATGATCACCAGGTAAGAAACCAATTTCACGAGTGGCAACCAAAGATCTAACAATGTAAATCTTATCATAGGGTGTATTTTCACTTAATACATCTTTAAGAGCATTATAAAGAGTAATAAATGTTTTTCCTGTTCCTGCAGCACCATAAGCAATGATATGCTTACCTTCATCATAAGAATCAAACAGTCTTTTCTGATTATCTGTTATTGGTGTAATATCCACCAAATATTCAGAATTTAAAGGTTTTTTTCTTTTCATCTAGCAATTAATAAA